TGAGTCTCAGATAAATCTAGCACAGAGAGTCTTATAGATAAAATGTTCTTAATTTGTTCTAGAATCATTCTAAAGTACAGATATTTATTGGTCTAAGCTATACCAATTCTATACCGGTAATTAAAAAGTATTAATACTCAAGGTAAAATAGCTAAAGCAACTGATTATGTATCAGTTTTCAGATAAAACCTCAGGATTTGGGGGGTTAGGAACAAATCGATACCCCAAAGCCATATCTGGACATAAAAATAAATTTAGGGGTAGTACACACAAACAAACAAGGAGAATACAATGGTTAGTAGATTTTTTAAGAAAAACTTTAAATCCATGAATGAAGAAGATAAAGAAAAATTTAATGCAGAAGCTAATAAAGTTTTTAACGCATATAGAAAGTCAATTACAGGGGTAGCTGCTGGAGAAAAGGAAATAAAACTTTTAAATAAGTCAATTCCTAAAACTATTTCACAATTAAATGCTATGAGAAAATTATTAGAAGAAGAATAGGAATTTTATGTACGATTTTTTAGATGGCGAAAAAGGTTATTCAGCTATCATATATGTAATGGAGTCTAGCAATAGTGTCGTAGTACACTTTGGCGGATTTAACGATATTTCAGAATGCAAAAAGTTTTCACATCACCTTATGGATGATTTAGGCATTGAAAGCTTACTTGTTCCTAGAGGTGTAACAGTACACTAATTAGGGGGTTTTGTTTGCCTAACCAAGAGTTAATCTTGGGCGACTGCCTAGATGTATTACCAAAAATTTCAGATAAAAGTGTGGATATAGTTTTAACCGATCCACCTTATGGAACGACAGCTTGTAAGTGGGATAGTGTAATTCCATTTGAGCAAATGTGGAATGAGTTAAAAAGAATTATAAAAGATAATGGTTGTATAGCTTTATTTTCAAAACAACCTTTTACTTCTAATTTAATAAGTAGCAATTTTTCTGAATATAAATATTCTTTAGTATGGAAAAAAGACAATCATGATAATCCTACACAAGCTAAAAGAAGATTTTTAAATATAACAGAGGATGTAAATATATTTTATAAAAATCAATGTGTATATAATCCACAAGGAATTATAAAATATAATAAAAAAACTAAACAAGGTAGAGGAAGAAGTTTAAGTCAAATACAAAACAGGCGATCAGAGTATTTACAAGAATATACAAATTACCCTAAAAATATTTTAGAATTTAAAAGAGATAAAGGTTATCACCCAACACAAAAGCCAGTGGCTTTATTAGAATACTTAATAAAAACTTATACCAACGAAAATGATACAGTTTTAGATTTTACAATGGGATCAGGTTCAACAGGAGTTGCTTGTAAAAACTTAAACAGAAAATTTATTGGAATTGAAAAAGATAAAAAATATTTTGATATAGCAAAAAATAGAATTAATGGGGTTTTAATTTAAATGGCAAATATTATAATTCCATACAAGCCAAGACAATTACAGAATTTTTTGCACAAGCAAATTGATAAGCACCGATTTAATGTTTTAGTATTACATCGTAGAGCTGGTAAGACAGTAATGACCATAAATCATATTCTCAGAGCTGCCCTTACCAATCCCTTGCCTAACCCTAGATATGCCTTTTTAAGCCCCACATTTAAACAAGGAAAGGCAACAGCTTGGGATTACATAAAACAGTATGCAGGAAAGATACCTGGCACTAAGTTTAACGAAAGTGAACTAAGGTGCGATTTACCAAATGGTGCAAGGATAACTATTTTAGGTGCTGAAAACGATCAAGCACTTAGAGGAATTTATTTAGATGGTTGTGTGTTTGATGAAACTCAAAACATAAGACCAACATTGTTTCCAGAGGTAATAAGACCAGCTTTAGCTGACAGAAAAAATGCTTGGTGTGTATTTATTGGTACACCAAAGGGCAGAAATTATTTTTACGAATTATACCAACAGGCAAAAGAAACTAAAGATTGGTATGCTTGTGTATTTAAGGCAAGTGAAACTAAAATTTTAGACCAAGACGAATTAGATGCAGCGAAAGCTGTCATGTCTAAGGATTTATACGACCAAGAGTTTGAGTGTAGCTTTCAAGCTGCAATTACAGGTTCTTATTATGGTCAAATCATAGAGGGCTTGGCAAAAGAAGGTAAAATAACTGATGTACCTTACGATGATAACCTAGATGTAGAAACATGGTGGGATTTAGGCATGAATGACCAGACATCCATTTGGTTTGTTCAAAGGTATAAAGGTGAAATTAGATTAATAGATTACTATGAAAATAGTGGCTATGGTTTAGACCATTACGCAGGTGTTATTGACCAAAAAGGATTTGAGTATTCAAAACACATAGCTCCTTTTGACATTAATGTTAGGGAACTAGGCAATCTTGGTAAATCAAGATTAGAAAGTGCTTTAGAGCTAGGTATTGCTTTTGAAGTTGCTCCAAAAATATCCATTGAAGATGGAATTGAGGCAGTACGAAAATCTTTACCTAATTGTTGGTTTGATAAAGAAAAATGTAAAACAGGAATTGAGTTTTTAAAGGCTTACCAAAAAAGGTGGGATGATAAAAACCAATGCTTTAAAAATAAACCCATGCACAATTACGCATCGCATTGTGCCGATAGTTTTAGGACTGGCATAATAGGACAAGGTGCTGAAATTTCAAATTGGAAAAAACAAGTTCCAATCAATACGAATTATATAGTTTAATATGGCAAAAGTTACAGAATTAGAATTAAAAGGAATAATACACTCAGAAATAAATAATGCGATAGGATTTATGGGCAGCAATTTATCTGCTCAAAGAAGAAAATCCCTTGAGTATTATATGGGTGATAAATTAGGTACAGAAATAGATGGCAGATCGCAAGTCGTATCAACCGATGTTGCTGATACCATTGAAACTATCCTACCTAACCTTTTAAGAATTTTTACATCATCAGATCAAGTAGTTAGATGCGAACCTGTTAAAAGTGAAGATGTGCCTTTGGCAGACCAGGCCACAAATTACATAAATTACATTTTTAATAAAGATAATGCTGGTTTTTCTATTTTATATACTTGGTTTAAAGATGCTTTATTAGAAAAAAATGGAATTGTTAAAGTTTTTTGGGATGAAAGCCAAAAAGTTGAGCAAGAAACATATCAAAATTTAAACGAACAAGAATATCAAATACTTTTAAACGATGAAAGTGTTGAAATAATAGAAAAAGAGTCTTTTGTTGATGAAAAAATGAAAGAAGCGATGGCAGCATTAGCTGCTGAAGCTGAAGCACAAGGTCAATTGGTAGAAGATGAGCCAGAACCAATGCTTTATAACTGTGTTGTTAAAAGAACATCAATGGGTGGTAAAGTTAAGATAGAAAATGTTCCACCTGAAGAATTTTTAATACAAAAAACTGCAAAATCAATTGAAGATGCAAGTTTTGTAGCTCATAGAGTTTTAAAAACAAGATCCGATTTAATTGAAATGGGTTATGACAGAGAAGTTGTCGAAAATTTACCTACTTCAAACAATGCTATTTTAAATAGCGAAAGAATTACAAGATACAAAGACATAGACCAAGCACCATTTACAAATGCCCCTGATAACGCAACGCAAGAAATAGAAATTTATGAATGTTATGTCAGAGCCGACATGGATGATGATGGTGTTGCAGAATTAAGAAAAGTTTGTGTAGCAGGTTCTGGTAGTTATGAAGTGTTGGAAAATTATCCTTGCGATCATATTCCTTTCTGTTCATTAACTCCAATTCCAATGCCACATAGATTTTATGGCAGATCAGTTTCTGAGTTAGTAGAAGATGTGCAATTAGTTAAATCAACTGTAATGCGACAGTTGCTAGACAATATGTATTTAACTAATAACAACAGAGTTGCCATAATGGATGGCATGGTTAATTTGGATGACCTTTTAACTTCAAGACCAGGCGGAGTTGTAAGGACTAAACAACCACCATCACAAGTTATGTTGCCAATGCAATCGCAAACAATATCGCAACAAGCTTTTCCATTATTAGAATACTTAGATACTGTTAGAGAAACTAGAACTGGTGTTACTAGATACAATCAAGGTTTAGATGCAGATAGTTTAAATAAAACAGCTACTGGTGTTAATGCAATAATGACTCAATCTCAAATGAGAATGGAATTGATTGCTAGAGTATTTGCAGAAACAGGAATTAAAGATTTATTTAGAAGAATATTTGAACTTACTTGTAAGTATCAAGACAAAGAAAGAATTGTAGAATTAAATAATCAGTTCATACCGGTAAAACCTACTGAGTGGAGAAATAAATATAATATTTCAATAGTAGTAGGATTAGGAAGTGGCTCTAAAGAACAACAAATATTAATGCTAAATAATATTTTAGAAAGACAACTACAAGCTTTCCAATTGCAAGGCAATAGAGAGTACCCAATGGTTAGTCTTAAAAATATTTATAATAGTTTAGCTAAAATTATTGAAAACGCAGGATTAAAAAATGTAGAAAATTATTTTGTTAATCCTGATATGGGTAAAGAGATGGTTACACCACCACCTCCACCACCATTAACTCCAATTGAAAAAATTGAGTTCAAACGAATAGCAAGTGAAGAACAAAGAAAAATTGCAGAACTTGAATTAGAATTAAAGAAAATTAAATCTGATAATGCTGAAATTCTTTACGATAACGAAATTAAATTAAAAGAATTAGAATTAAAATACAACGCACAAATAGATTCACAACAAATAAAAGCTGATGCTGATTTAAACAAAATGTTAATTGCAGAATCAACAAAAGACTTTAGACAAGCAGCAAAAGAATCACAGGCAGTACAAGATCAAGTGAGTAAATTATATGGACAAGGATCAACAGGCAAAACTCCAACAGGAACTGAGCCAGTCGAACAAAGCTAAACAACTTTTAGACAATCCTTTGTTAAAAGATGCTTTTGGTAATTTAAAAAAACTTTATTCAGAAAGTTTATTTAATACTGGGGCAAAAGAACATGAAACCAGAGAAATGCTTTGGTTAGCTTTTAATGTTGTTGGTAAAGTAGAACAACATTTAGCAGAAATTTTAGATACAGGAAAATTAGCTTCTAAACAATTAGAAGATTTTCGTAAAAGTATCAAAAACCAAAAATTCTAATCAAAATGATTAGGATAAGCCAACCTCATAAGAGGAGCTTAACTTAAAGGAAAAACAATGTCAGACAATCAAGCCAACCCAACTAAGGGAGCTGAAACTGATTTGCAAAAAGCTGCAAAATCAATTACAGGTTTGTTAAATCCAGTTGCAGAAGAAAAAAAAACTGATACAACAAACATCCCTGAACAAGAACAAAAACAGGAAGAACAAAATTCTCCTGAACCAGTTAAAGAGGAATCTTCAACAGAAGAACAACCTTTGGAACAGGAAATAAAGGAAGAAGAATCTAACGATGAAACTTCCGAAGAAGTATCTCAAGAACAAACAAATGAGATTCAACAAGAACATGATTCCACCTACAAGGTAAAAGTTGCAGGTCAAGAATTGGATGTTACCTTAGAAGAATTAAAAAATGGTTACTCAAGAGATGCCGACTATAGACGAAAGACTGAAGAACTTTCTTACGATAAGAAACAATTTATGTCTGAGTCTGAAAAGCAAAGACAAAACTATTCCTCAAAACTTAATGAGGCTAATCAGTTACTGTCAGTAGCTCAACAACAATTACAAACAGAGATTAATTCTGCTGATTTGGAAAAGTTGTACGAAGAAGATCCAACTGAAGCTGCAAGGATTGAACATAGACTAAGGAGAAAGCAAGAAAAGCTTAATCAAGCTATGGAAAAAACGCAATCTGAGCAGAGAAAGCAGTTTGAAAGTTTTTTAAGCGATCAAAAAAAACAATTGGCATCAAAAATGCCAGAATTTTCTGATCCTACAAAAGCTAGTCAATTAGCATCTTCTATGAAAACTACTTTGAATAACTATGGTTTTAATGACCAAGAAATTTCACAAGTATATGACCATAGAATAGTTATGTTGGTCAACGATGCCATGAAGTATCGAAAAATGCAAAATTCAAAACCGAATTTAGCAAAAAAGATTACTAAACCTGGTAGAGTTTTTTCTTCTGGAGTTAAAAAAGACAAAGCTGAAATAAATCTTACTAAGCGAAAGGAAAAGTTAAGTCGTCTAAAAAAAACTGGAAGTATCAAAGATGCAACCAGTATATTTTTGGATATGGTTAACAATAAACAACAATAAAATAGGAGAATAAATATATGGCACAAGTAAGTGGAACATATAGTACCTATGATGCTGTTGGCGAAAGAGAAGACCTGTCTAATGTAATTTATAACATTAGTCCGACTGATACACCTTTCATGTCAGCAATTGCGAAAGCAAAAGCTAGTTTTACAAACCATGAATGGCAAACAGATGCTTTAGCTGCTGCGTCAGGTACAAATGCTGCAATAGAAGGTAACGAAGTTGCTTTCTCAGCACCAACTGCAACTACTAGACTAGGAAACATTACTCAGATTTCAACAAAATCAGTAATCGTTTCTGGTACATTAGAAGCTACAAACAGAGCAGGTAGAAATAACGAACTTGCTTACCAAATCTCAAAAGCTTCAAAAGAGTTAAAAAGAGATATGGAAACTTCTTTATGTGCAAACAACGCAAAAGTTGCAGGTAACGACACAACTGCAAGAGAACTAGGCGGAATAGAATCTTGGATTGCATCCAATGATGTTATGTCTGCTGCAGGTTCACCAGCATCACCTGCTGGTACAGGTGCAGATGCAAGAACTAATGGAACACAAAGAGCATTCACAGAAGCTCAACTAAAAGCAGCATTAAAGCTGGTTTGGGATTCTGGTGGAGATCCAACGATGATCCAATGTGGTTCTTTCAATAAACAAAAACTATCTGGTTTTACTGGTGGAGCAACAAGAATGGATCCAGCAGAAAACAAAAGATTGGTTGCAGCAGTAGATGTGTACGAAAGTGATTTCGGTGCATTAACTGTAGCTCCAAACAGATTCTCACCAGCTAGATCAGTTCACATTATCACACCTGATATGTGGGCGGTTGCTTTTTTAAGAGATTTTGCTCTTGAAGATTTAGCAAAAACTGGTGATGCTGCTAAGCAGTTCCTAGTTGCAGAGTACACTCTGGAATCTAGAAACGAAGCAGCTTCAGGCGGAGTTTTTGATTTAACAACATCATAATAAATAGTTTTATAAGGGGGTATTAATTTATCCCCTTATAATTTTAATCAACAATTTTGTTTGGTCTTTGAAGTCTTTCAAGGCGGAACGAAGCAAATAAAGGAAAACATGAGAACACTAAACGATTATTTTATAACAGCTAAAATTACTGACATCAGTACAGCAGGTTCAACTTTTGTACCAGTACCTGATGGTGGAAATGTTATAAAAATTATAACTTCAATTAAAAATGCAATATCATCAGCAAACGCAGCTCTATCTTTTGAAATAGGCGGAACTGCTATAACTGGTGGTGGGATTACAGTTACTCAATCTGGATCAGCAGCAGGGGATGTGGACACAGCAGAACCTACAGCAGCAAACAGAGTTGAGGAAGATGGATCAATTGAAATGATAACTGATGGCGGTTCTTCAACTGCTTGTGAATGTGTAGTTACATTCGTTATCAGAAGATAATTATAGAATTTGAGGGGATCTTGCCTAGCGGTACTTCCCCTCAGATGCACAACAAAACAATTAAAGGAAACAAATTATGCCTATAGTAGGAAAAAGAAAATTTTCATACACAAAAGCTGGTATGAAAAAAGCAAAAGCTCATGCTAAAAAATCTGGCAAAAAAGTTAAATATAAAAAATAAGGAAAAAGACAATGGTAAATTATGGTTTAAGACATGGAACTACTCAAACAATATCAGTAGCATCATCAAGTGCAGCAGTAAGTAATGCGTTTGGAAGTGGTACTCATTATGTAAGAGTTGTTTCAACAACTAACTGTCATATTACATTCGCTGGTTCACCTACTGCTACAACAAGTATGGCTTATTTACCAGCAGGAGAAGTAGAAGTTATTAAAGTTTCTCCAGGTGAAAAAATGGCAGCTATTAGAACAAGTGGCGATGGTACTTTGTATTGTACTGAGCTTAGTGCGTAGTGGCTAAAAAGAAAAAAAGTAATCTTTACGCAAAAGTTGAACATATTAGTAACTCCAAGTTCAAAAAAACAACTATTGGAGGCAATCCCAAGCGATATAAGAAATCAACTTTAAACAAACACAAACGCAGACAATTAGGTGTATGAAAAAGCGAAATATTGAAACAGATGGTTTAATTACAGATGCTTTTGAACCCCATGAAGATAAAGGTGTAGTTCATCATAGAATTGTAAATCATAAACCTATTTTAGATCACAATAAAAAGCTTTATACTCAAAACGATGGGTATTCACCAGATAAAGGTTTAAAAAGAGTAGCATCTATTCCCACAGTTGTTTTAGAGATTTGGTGTAAAGAATATACTAAAAATCAAAACAACTCTAATTGGTTTGCTTTACCCAAAGAAACACAACAAAAAATTTTAAGACAAAAACTAAACAGTTCTGATTATAGATATTTTAGAACAGCACCAGGAAGATTTTAATGGCACTAACATCATATTCAACACTTAAAACAGCAATAGCTAATTGGTTAAACAGAACAGATTTAACTGATGAAATAGCTGATGATTTTATTGTTTTAACAGAAGCAGATTTTAATTCAAAATTAAGAATTAGAAAAATGATTACGCAAAGCAGTATTACTATTGATAGTGAAACTGAATCTTTGCCTACAGGATTTTTACAAGTTAGAAACTTTTATATTTTATCTGGAGCTACAAAATATCCTTTAAGATATGTTTCGCCATCACACATGGATCAGTTAAGAGGCACATCTACAACTGGTACACCAGATGTTTATACAATATTAGGAGATACATTTAGATTTTCTCCAAAACCAGATACATCTTATACCGGTTATATTAATTATTATAAAACCTTTGATGCTTTATCTGCATCTAATACATCAAATTGGATATTAACAAATCATCCAGCAATTTATTTATATGGTTCATTATACCATGCAGCTAACTTTTTAGGTGGTATTGAGCCAGGACAAGTTCAACAATGGTTACAAATGTATGGAACTGCTATGGAACGATTAGAAATAAACGATAGAGAAGATCAGTATTCTGGATCACCTTTACAGGTTAGATCAGAAGATACTGTAGCTTCACCATTTGCTAGTCGTTACACAACTACAGTTACCAGTAATAGTTAGGAGTTAAATGCAAGTACCTTTTGGAGAATGGCTACCTGACCAACCTGAACATGGAAAAAATGGAGCTAATGTTGCAAATAATGTTTATCATGCAGCAAACACTTATAAAAGATTTCCTTCTTTAGTAAGTTATAGTTCAAATACTGCAAGTACAGATTCTAAAGGAGCAGGTTCATTTAGAGATAACTCTAATACAGTTTATAACTTTGTAGCTACAAGAACAAATATTTATCAGTTGACTTCAGGAGCTTTTACTTCAAGAAAAGCAAGTTTAACTGGAACTGCTACAGATTTTTGGACATTTACACAATTTGGTGAATATGTAATAGCAAGTAATGGTGTTGACCAACCACAATATTATTTAATGGGTACATCAACTAACTTTGCTAATCTTTCAGCTATAGCAACTGGTAATCCAGTATTTAGAGTTTCAGGAGTTGTTAGAGATTTTTTAGTTACAGGAAATATTACTAATGCCACAAACAGAATACAATGGTCTGGCATTAATGATATTACTACTTGGACAGCAGGAACAAGCCAATCGGATAGTCAAGATTTACCAGGCTCTGGTGGACAGGTAGTTGCAATAACCTCTGGTGAGGTTGGATATGTATTTAGACAAAACCAAATAGTTCGTATGGACTATGTGGGTGGTAATACAGTATTTAGATTATCAGTTATATCTCCAAATAGAGGAGCTATGTATGGAAGAACAGTATGTCAGGATAATAGACAAATATTCTTTTATGCAGATGATGGATTCTATCAAATAAATGGTGACCAGATTATGCCTATTGGAGTTGAGAAGGTTAATAGATTTTTTGATTTAGATTTAAACAAAGCATATTCAGATAGAATATGTGCGGCAGTAGATCCATTTAATCAGTTAGCGATGTGGTTATATCCATCTTCAAGCAACACATCAAATACTACAGGGATTTGCGATAAAATAATTATTTATAATTATGCTACTAAGAAATGGTCATTAGCAGATGCTAGTGCAAGTACAATATTCTCACAATTCGTTGGAGCTTATACTGTTGAATTAATGGATATTATATCTCAAAACTTAGAAAATGTTAGTGCAGCATTAGATACAGATTATTGGTCTGGTGGACAAATGTTATTAGGTGCTATTGATAGTGATTATAAAGCTGCAATTTTTTCTGGCACAGCTAATGAATGTGAAATTGAAACTTCAGAACTTGAACCATTTCCAGGTTTAAGAACTAACATTACAGGTGTTAGACCAATTGTAGATGCAGCAGCAACATTAACAGTTAAAACAAGAGAAAGATTAGCAGATACAGAATCTGCATCAAGCTCAGTATCAATGACTTCAAGTGGAATTAATCCTGTAAGACAATCAGGAAGATATGTAAGAGCAAATGTTAAAGTGCCAAGCGGTACTATATTTACTCATGCACAAGGAGTTGATTTTGTAGCATCAAGGGCAGGAACAAGATGAGTGATAAAATTGATATAGATAATGTTAGATACTCTATGGAAACACAAGA